CTGTATAAACCGGGGATGTTGTATGATAATTTCGTGTCTGAATTCGACATTAACAACGAGGAGATGTTAGCCTTTGATTGCTATCAACGCTTTGTTTTGAATTATATTTATTACAAGGGATATTTTTGATTAAAAAGATAGGATCAGTGATATTATTTCCCCAGATATAATTCCACTTAGCAACATTCTTTATAATCTGATCATGAATCTGATTTGATTCATAAACATTATATACATGATATGTTGGCTCATCAATTTTTCTCATTGTAGATAACAAAGATAAGAGTTTATTTGTATTATCGAAAGAAATTTCACATCCGAACGCCCCAGCATGTCCATCCACTCGATCGAACAACCCTGTATCTTTACACCACTGATTAAAATTTACAATTTCACATTTATCACTACCGCGTCCACTGCCTTTACAAATATCACCTTTTCGTCTCATTAGTAGACATGGGCGTTGATATTGATCAGCTAATCTATTCGCAATAAGACCAGTAAAGTTTCCATCGACTTCATCTCCAGCATTACAAATTAAAATAGGTAATTTATCCATTTCATGTAGATTAATTTGTTCTGATAGTGTCTCTGCATTTTCTTCTGTGATTTTTTTCTGTTTTCTATTACTAGATTGACAAGCCTTTAAAACATATTCTTGAATTGTCATATTCACAATTCCTTTTCCTCTGACTTTTCTATCTAGCATTCTATCTGAATTACATAATGCTTCGAACATTATGCATTTATCTTCATATTCTCCAATACGAATCATAGAGTTAATTAATGGACAAATGTAGAATCCTATTCCATTAATACTAACTTTATTATTCATAGAATACATTTGTGCATCTACTAATACAGAAATTAGTTTATTTTTATTAAGCTTATTTTTAATTAATTTAAGACCTTCTAAGATTAAATATCTCGTTTGAAGATTTGTTACATCAGCACGATCACCTATCATACCTAATGTAACCAAATCTAAATAATCATCTGCATAATTTACACCATAATATTCATCTAATACTTTTGTAAATTTATATGTAATTCCAACTCCTGTCATTGCTTTATCAGTTACTCGTTCCGAGAGTTGATTATTAACTATAATAGCTGGATTATTAGTACCATCAATACTATGATGATCTAAAATTACTACATCCTTTCCAGAGGCAATTAATCTTTTACACTCATTCACATCTCCTGTTCCTGCGTCTGGAACAATTATTAACTTGGAATCATCCTGTTCCATATCATCTATAAACTCAGATAATCCATGTATTTTTCCTTTATGAATAAAACATCGAATTTGAATCTCTGGCTTAATTCGTTTAATATATTGATAAATATTTGCTGCGGATGTAAAACCATCCGCATCGCAGTCCACCAATAAGTCAATCACATTGTTATTAGCAATGTGATTGACCACGACATCTCTGGCTTTTTCGATGTTATCAAAAAGGAGTTCACTTTCTACATTTTTTTCAGTTGGATGTAAAAAGGAATCAACATCTTCAATACCTTTCAATTTAAGAATATCTTCCAGTTCACACCCAAATCTGACTGTACCAAGTACATCATATTTGAAAGCCATTCTTATACTCCTCTCTAATTATTGATTAGTTCCAACATAAAGTTTATTGTCCATTAATTGAAGCAAAGTATCTTTTCCTTTATCACTTGGACTATCTTTATATCCCAAAAGACCGTTTGTGTCCCATAATACAGTTACAATTACAAATGCACTAAGTTTATCAATGATCTTATCCTTTATATGTTTCGCCCATTTTTTACATTCTTCTGAATCTAATTCTTGATACTGCTTATCTAATCCAATTATTACTTCTCTAACACCTAGCATGAGAATAATTCCTTTTTGATAATCTGTTAAATTACTTCCACATAAAGCAACAGTAAAATTATCTTCACCAAACATAGTGTCCGTCTGTAAAACTGATTTTTCAGCTTCCACAAGCATTATTTTTCTTTTTCTTTGAATAGCTTTCATATTGTGATTTAATCCGAAAAGATTAAGACCAAGTGAATGATTATAGAATATGTTTCCAATTTTAAATGGCGCATACTTTCCATATAACTCAATATCCATTTCAAGCATCGATCTGGCACGTACACCAATTAATTCATTGGATATGTTATAATGAGGAATAATAATCTTCTGTTGCCATACACAATACATGATTCCATATTTTTTCATACTTCTTATGGAAATCCCTTCATCTATCCAGCATTTAGGATAAAATGGTTGAAAAATTTTTAGAATAGACGGATCATATGGAACTAATTCTTTTTCTTTATTTATTTTCTTCGAACTCTTTTTATAACTTCTAATAAACTCCCAATCTGATATTTGTTCCTGTTTACCAAATCCATATTCACAATTATCCAGATTCAGTTTTATACAAATCCAGTTGATTGCTTTTTGAAACTCTTCCTGAGTAAAATCCTTATATCCCATTACTATACCAATGATGTCTAATTGACCACATTCTGTATAGCAATGAAATGATTTAGAGTCTTTATAATAATAGAGTTTTGGTTTATTTCCATGATGACAAATGGTATCAGTAATCCACATGTCATCATCTTCATAATAGAAAGTCGCTCCCATTTCTAAGAGTAACTTTCTAATATCTTCTTCTGACAATCTTTCTTTTAATTGCTGGGCGGTCATAATATACCTCCCCATTTAGAATTTTTTTGATAATTCAGTAGCAAGATCTGATCCCGATACTTCTACATCGCTTTCGATAATTCCAACGTCTCCCACATCTTCAATTTGAAAGTCAATAATTGTTTTTTCAATATCGGGAATAAGTTCATAATTGTAATCTGTTACAAAGCAGTCAACTTCTCTCATTGTACCCATGTTGAGCTTTGTCCATATGATAATGGATTTCCACTTACCTCCACGATTTTTGAAAACGTAATATGACATATTTGGTACAAGTTTTCCAAAACTTCCATCTGCTTCAAGAATAGGTTTAAGCTTCTTCAAATCCTTATGTGTAACAGGAAGTGCTAAAATACCACCATCTGTTTTCTCGATAATAGCCTTAGAACCCTTTAACGCCCCGGCATCTTTGTTACCATCTTCTTTATAATTATCATTAAGCTGAGTGGCAGATCCGAGATATATTTCAAATTTATTGCAAACAGATTTTAAAGCAGCACTAAATAAAAATAGAATCTGATCTGTTCTCAATCTTGTATGAGTTTTATTGTAATAGTATTCATATAGTGAAGGGGAATCATTGATATAATCAAAGAAACAAGCTACGATATTATGATTTAAGATATATTTTTCAATCATTTCAGAAATGGAATCAATAGTAAAATCTGGCATATACTCAACCCAATATTCATATGACTCTACATACTGAGCTGATTCATTTAAAATTTTTTCTTCTTCTGGAGTAATATTATCCCATCCTTCGATTCTTTCCTGTTCAATGCCACTAACATGAGCGAGAATAATATCCTGAATCTCTTTCTTCTCTAGTTCTGTTGAAATAAATAAAACTGGTTGACTTTCACCTGTTGAAATCCATTGACGTTTATTCCAATCATAGATTCTATCTGACACAATATTGCATCCATCAGCTAGTGAAGAACGTGATTTTCCACCGCCACTAATTGAACTTCGTAATATGTATTTCTTTCTCCTCATACCACGATATACAGTAGTAAGATATGCAGATTGAAATGGATATCCATATACATTTTTCTGATTTTTATGTTCTTCTAGTCGTTCTTTAATTCCATCTCCAACCTTAAAAGAATAATTATCACTAAATGTATTTTTCCACATACTCTTGAAATCCATGAATTTATTATTGATTTCAGTTAGAACATCCATACTTGTCATTTGACTGAATTTCAACATTTTATCATCATCTTTTTCATCATATAAAAAAGAAATATCCAGCCTCAAATATTCAGATGCATTTCTTAAAATAGAATACTTTCTAACATCGTCATAATATTTACCAATATTTAAAAGTTTATCACTAGACATTTCAATAGCAGATTCCACATAATTCCATCCATCATTATTTTTCCATAATGACATAGCACTATCGAATTGGGAAATTTCATTTTCAATATCAATAGGAGTAATCTTATTGATATTTCCTTTTTTAGCAATATTAACAATTGCCCCCCAGATCATTTTATGAAAATTTTCAGGATAATCATTTACATTGGTAGAATATTTTTCATCTAATACATATTTAGGATTAATACAATAACAACCAAATAGTAAGAAAATTGCTTTTTTATCTACCTGTTGATAAAAATTAATTTGACTCACCGCCCTTCAATAAATCTCCCAAATTTATCAAAGATGCTTTATTTTTTTCAGAATTTACAGATGTATGTTTTACTATCTTTGTTTTAATTTTCATATTTGATAAATTGTCAACTTGCTTCTTTAATTTTTCTTGCTGAGAATAATACTCTTTTGCTTCATCATAATAATATTTAATCAGTGAAACTCCATATTTTTCATCAAATGCTTTTCCTAACACATCATGACAATACCATAGCGTATATGTCATCGCCGCATATGAATAATTGTATTCTGTTTTAAATGATTTTATTTGCTTCAACATAAAGCCATTTGGCTTATCAATATGATAATTTTCACAAATAAAACCAATTAACTGTTTGTACTCTTCTGATTCTCTCTGAACTTCTTTAAAACAGTTTTCACAATATGTTTTTGATGAATATGTAAATTTTTCTTCTGGTTGAAGTTTCTTTCCACAACCTTTACACGTTGATAATCTAGGCATATAGACCCACCTTTAGAAAATGGGAGGAAAATCCTCCCGTATCTCATTTACGCTTTGATTTCATATTTCTGAACAAGTTCTTCCAGTTCCATAACGATAACCTTCGTAAGATCTAACTGTGTATCTCTCAGGGTATCAAACATTTTGACATTACCATTTTCGTCCAATCCAAGATTCTTCTGAAGAACAGCAGTTGCATCATCTAAATGACCATTAGAAGCAAGTAATCCACCTAATTCAATTCCTTTTGCCTTAATTGCTTCGAAATCTTCTACTGGTGCTGTCTTATCAATGGTTTTATCTTTCGTGGTAAAATCCCCACCAAGATCTTCAATTGCTTTTTCCCATACTGATTTTAAATCTTTTACATTAATTTTTTCAGGAAGATTAAATGTATCTTTTAAATCTGGATACTTACTATTCTTTTTGAATGTAATGAATCTTTCATCTTTTTCGCGATACATATAACCAACTAGAAATGCTGCTTCTCTACAATAACTAAATGTGTTTTTATTTAGCTTCATAGCATCACTTTCTACTTTCGTATCAAAATCTTTGCTATGTGCAGACTGAGCGATGCAATGTACTGTATATCCAAGACTCTGAATTA